GGCTGGACCACAGATACAAACGAAAACGACAAAGCATTACGTGTAGTGTCTGGTTCAACAAGCTCAGGAGGCAGCGTAGCTTTTTCTAGTGCGTTCACAAGCCATACGCCCGCTGGAGCGGTGGCTACAACAGTAACTGGTAACACCGGTTACCATACACTTGTTGCGGGAGAGCTGCCTGCTCACCGTCACTTTATTGCTGCAAATATCACAGGCAACGCTTTAGGTGCACTAACAGCATCAAACTCAGCTCGCCGTGGTGGTCACGAAGAACTCACATCAAACAATTCAGAAGACTACAACTTAGGTGGGGCTGGTAGCACGGACGCAACCATCGGTCGTACATCATCTGTAGGTAGCAACAACGGTCACCGACACAGCGTATCAATAACAGGTAACAGCACGTTTACCGGAACACCAATAAACCTAGCCGTTAACTACGTAGATGTAATAATCGCCCAGAAAGACTAATAAATGCAAATTGAAGTAGAGCCAAATTGTCCGTTAGATTCGTTTAATCCGTGTCGCAAAACACAATGCGCCTGGTTTACTCAAATGCGGGGCATGGACCCAAATACTGGAAAAGAAGTCGATGAGTGGGGCTGTGCAATAGCTTGGCTCCCTTTAATGCTTGTCGAAAACTCGCAACAGTCAAGGCACACGAGTGCTGCAATAGAGAGCTTTAGAAACGAAGTAGTAAAAAACCAACAAGAGAGCTTAGAAGAACTAGCAACACAGTTTAGACCAATTATCGAAAGTAAGTAACATGATGAATTTGCCGGTGCGAAAAGCAGGTGAATACGGCGTCATTACTGACCTTAATCCGTATGACTTGCCACCCAACGCATACTCGAATGCAAACAACGTTTTGTTTGATGAAGACAAGGTATTGAGAGCACCGGTATACAAAAGATTATTTAATGTAGCAGGCCAAGCTGCAAACGAAACAGGCTTAGCATCAGCGTTTAGTTATACGAACGAGATTGACGGTGCTGTACCTATGCTAGGATTTACTAATAACGACATTAAAACCTACAACAACGGAACAGAAGCCGATGTTACACCTGCTGGCAAAACAACAGCTACGCTAACCAAGCCTTATACTCATGCACAATTGTCCGGCTTGTCGCTTATTGGCCGCGAGTCAATGAAGCCTTATATCCGCGACTTAACAAGTAGTGCAGCATATGCGTTGCTTAGTGTAGGTGACTGGCCTGCTAACGACACAGCGAGATCATGGAGAGCATTTAAAGACTTCTTTATTGCTCTTAATGTCAATGAGGCGGGCACTCAAAAAGACACTATGGTCAAGTGGTCCGACGTTGTTCAGTTTCGTGCTAACCCAACATCAGGTGTTGTGTGGACTGCAGGTGCTACTAACTCCGCTGGCAGCAACATCTTGGCGCAGATGCGCACCGGTATTGTTGATGGTTCAACGCTTGCTAACAGCTTCGTTATATATAGTGAAACCGAGTCAGTGCTTATGGACTTCACAGGTTCGGCGGATATATTCAGCTTCAAAAATCTGTTTGATGACGACGGTGTAATTAACCCGAACTGCATAGCTAGTACAGGTAAAGAGCACTATGTGTTCGGCAACAAAGACATTTATATGCACAACGGCATTACGAAGAAGTCAGTTGCGCAAGGTCGCGTGCGGCGACGTATATATCAAGGCATGTCGGAAGAAAATAAAGAAAAATGCTTTGTGCATTTCGACAAACGACTAGACCTTATTTACTTCTGCTATGTGTCTAACGAGTCAGACATTGGTTTCGTTAACACTAACTACTGCAACAGAGCAGCAATTTATAATGTTCGATATAATACTTGGTCTTTTGTTGACCTCCCAAACGTTTTTGGTGGCGGGTTAGTCAATGTTTCACTAGCAGACCAATCATACGCAGCGTCAACCCCAGGCTATAATGCCACAGATAGTGCCTACGAGACGTTTGAAGACAGCTCCCCTCGCTCATCTTTCTTTGCTAGCGCGCGTATGGATACAGTTGGCTTGACCTCTGGACGCGTTTACGCGCCTGATTTACTGCTTGATGGGCTAATTCAGGCTAATGCTGAGCCTGAGACACTAAAACCAGCCTTTATTGAGCGATTAGGCCTTGATCTTGATGAAACTAAAGCGCCGCTACGCAGCTACAAGAACATTTTAGCGTTTATACCGCAGATAACGACGATTTCAGGTGAAGATCCGGTAACTGTTAGCCTTGGTGCTACAGACTTACCGTATGTAACTGACCCTAACTACCAAACAGTGGTGTCGTTTGCACCATCGAGCGCCCACAAGATAGACTCGCGTGCTGCAGGCAGGCTTATTGCGTTCCGAGTAACAGAGTCTGCAGGCAAATATTTTAACTACAGCGGCGGTGATTTTGAAATATCAATCACGAGCACGAGGTAGTTATGGCTTACAACACAATACGCGAACCATACATACGTACCTTGCCGCCAGAAGACGAAGAGTCGCGGCTTGAGTACATCAACGAAGAATTAAGAAAATTAGAAACAACTCTCGACAGAATAAACTCTCTGTTGACGGAGATAGATAACCGCCTTGTCGGTGGAGGATTATAATGTTTGGCAGTTTTTTCGATAAAGGCACAAGCCACACTGCAGACCCGATAGCTGAAGAAGGTTTTGATTTATACAAAGACGAACTTGCTGCGCTTTCGCCCGGGCTTCAAAATTTACTTCAAAATACGATTCAAAACCCATACTACCAAGGCCAGCTTTCAGCTGACGTCGACCCATATATGACAGACGTCTACGGTATGATTGGTGATTATGCCACAAATATGTTCGGCAACAGTCAGAACATGATGGATAATATCATGGGTCAAATGGGTCAGTTCGATAATTACGGTCAAATGCTGTCCGACTACAACACTCGCATAAACGATCCAAATGCTGCTTTTGACTACGCTAACCAGTTTGCCAATAGTGGCATGGTTAATAATATGATCGATGCCGCGTCTACTGATGTGACTCGCAATTTATACGAAAACACTTTGCCTGGTATTGATCGCGCTGCAGCCATGCGAGGTAATACCAATAGTAACCGAACAGGCATTGCTGAAGGCATAGCTACACGTGGTGCTGGCGATCGCATAGCAGACATTGGTGCCAATATACGCGGCAGCATGTTCGGTCAAGGTCTAGGCCAATATAACAAAAATACAGCAGCCGAGCTCGCTGGTTTGGGTGCTATGGGCAATGCTTACGGCAATATGGCAAACCTTTACGGTGATGCTTTTACAATGGGCGGCAACGCTCTTGATGCACTGTACGGCATGGGCAACAGCATGATGGGCATAGACCAAGCTGCACTTGATCGCCTCTACGGTGATTACCAGTTTGGTACGGCATTGCCATTTGATTTGTTCGGCAAATACATGACTCCGTACGCAAACATGGCCAGCTTCTCAGGCAAAGGTAACTTCCAAGAGCAGCCTAGTGATGCAGACAACGTCGCGCAAGCACTCAAAATTGGCAGCACAATAGCAGGATTTTTCTAGGAATATAAAATGGGACTTTTTGATTTTATGCGAGGGTCTGGTCGGCTTTCGCAAGGGCCAACTCGACCTCAGTTATACCAAACAGAGACAGTTGTACCGCCCACCGGCTACGAAGTGCGTCCTGCACTCAACAATCCAAATGCTCCGCAGTACATAACTTCACGACCTCGACAATTTAACCAACAAGGCACAACTGGTGGACCTGTCCAGGTCAACCCGCTGCCACCAATGCCACAACAGCGTCAAACAAACGCACTTACCGATGCAGCAACTTACATGAAGCAAGTCGATGAGTTTGCTAAGTTTAGTAACGCGCCACTTAGCGACAAACTTATGGCACTCAGCGGAGCATTTAGCAGCACAACCACTGACGACAATTACATGAAGGATTACGAACAAGGTATTCGCGACAGATTTACTGAGAGGCGCAACCAAGCAGTAGAAGAACGTCGCAAAGACTTTGGCGACATAGAATATGTAGGCGATGCTAACACAGGCAAGCTGGTGCGCCAGAACAAAACTACAGGTGAGCTTGAAGACGTAACAGACCAGTACCCTGGACTGTTGAACGCGTTTAAAGCTCAATTTAAAGCCACTAAATATGGAGGACAAGTACTAGATCCGCGAACAGGCGGAGTTATTAGTCCAGCAGACGCAGCACGCGATAAGAAATTTGTTGAAGACCTTGTAAAAAATCCTACGACACAAATGGCACAGGATATTAGTGAGCTAGGGCTTGTTTTACAAAACCTTAAAGGACCAGATGCTGATGAGTTAACTGGACTAAGTGCTACTAGTCCGATTGACTCCATAGCTAGGTTGGTAGACTCGCAAGGCGACCTGGGCTTGCGTGCTATGGTCGACGTTAAAAGTAAGGACATGCAGGACATTGTTAACCGAGTTACGCAGCAGTCTTTACGATTAACTCTTGGTGCACAATTTACCCAACGCGAAGGCTTTATGTTGATCCAAAGAGCGTACGATGTGCGCTTGCCACCTGAAATGAACGCAAGACGTATTGCCGTTGCGAGAGAAGCATCGATGATGCTTAGAGAAGAGCGGCTAGCGCAAGAACAGTATTTCAATAAGCATAGAACACTTGCTGGCTACGTTTCACCAATCGCTAGTTCACTAGAGCAAATGAACCAAAGAATACAGTCGGTTTACGCCCAAAATAGTAGCGACTTTGGCAACGAGTACAAACAGGCTCAAACCGATTTAAGAAACATCGGCGGCACGGTTTCACTTCAAAGGCCTACTGAAAACAAGACGCCTGACAATCAACCAGGCGGCAATTCTGAGTTAGATGCTCTTTTAAATAAGTACCAAAAGAAAAACGATTAAGGCTAAAAAATGGCTACACTGCAGGAACTCGAGTCGGCGCTGCGAGCGGCTGATGCTGCTGGCAATGTCGAAGATGCGACTGCGCTGGCAAATGCATACCGCGAGATGCAGGCTCAGCAAAACGCTATCGTACCCAACGCCGAACCTGATGGACCACTCGCTTACGGTGTAGACCTTGCACAAGAACGTGTCGGTAAGGCATTTAAGGCTGTCGGTGAGCTTACTGGTTTTGAAGGTTTAGAACAAACTGGCCAAAACATTGTCGACCAGCAACAAGAAGACATTGCTCGAGGCAACTATCAGCCTGAATACAATTTAACTATCGACCAAGCATACAGGCAAGGCAAGCTCGGTGGTTTTACATTAGAAAAGCTGCAGGAAAACTTCGCTAGCACAGGCGGTAGCCTTGTTGGCGCTGCGGGCAGTGCGCTTGCTTTTGCCTTTAGCATGCCTATTACAGCTGCCGTCGCCACGCTTGGCACGCTTGGTTTTGGTATATCGCAAAATATTGGCGAAGCAGTATCAGAACAAGAAGCTAAACTTGATGGTGAATACTCGCCTGGCACAGCAGTTGCAGTCGGTACAGTAGCAGGTATGCTTGACCTCGTCGGCGCCAAAGGTGTTATCCCAACCGACGCCCTTGCAAAGATGACAATAAACGAGATTATCGAAACACTTGGCAAGAAAGGCTACTACGAAGCTGCTACTGAATTTACGAAGAAAATACTGAAAAAGACGGGTATTGAGGGCGCTACAGAAGGCGCACAGGCTGGCTTAATTACAGCTGGTGCAGCCTATGAAGGGGCTGACTACACTACCGAAGAAGTTATACGCAACCTTGGAACTGAAACCTACTTTGGCGCGATCATGGGTGGTGGCGTTGCTACTACACTCGAAGGCGCAAAAGGCGTTAAAGCTGTTGCAGATCCTGTCATCGAGCCAGTTGTTGCAAAGCTTACGCCCGACACCATGCGAAACATTCACGGTGGCGACACTGAAGCTATGGCTGACGTTACACGCGACATAGTTCAAATGGACAGTGTAAATCCTGAGCGCAGCACCGGTAATTTACAAGATAACGAAGCAACAATAGACGACCTTCACACTGACTACATGGCTGAGTTTAACGAGCGCATTGCACAGGCTCGTAAAGCAGGCAAAATTAATGACGGCAACAGAGCAGCTGTTAATGCGGCGGCTAAGCGCGCAAAAAACAAAGTTAAAAACGAAAGCAACACAGCTGACATTGAGCTGCTCAACGACATTGATCCTCAGTTAGGTGCCCTTGCCCGTAAATTTAATATTATTACGAGATTTAGTAAGCTAGGCGTGCAAGGTGGTGTGTCGCAATACACAGACTTTTTTAATCCTCTTACAGTTTTGCGCAGTGTAGGCAAGCTAGCCCGACGACAAGCGGCAATACAAGCTGGTGTCTCTACCGGTATTGCTATGTACGCACCGGCAGGCTCTGCATCACTTTATGTTGGTGGCAGAGCGATTGATGCTGTTACAGGCAGCCGCAACCGCGTTAAGAAAGCCATCAAAAAATATGGTGAAGCTCCAGGCATTGCTCGTCCTGATGGTGTGTCCGCAACTGAAGCCACAGCAGGCTCGACTACTACAACACAGCAAACCGCGTATGGCGGCAAACCCGTCACTGAAGCATTAGACGAGACTAAGCAAAACATCGCGCCAGATCCGATTTCACCGCAGGGTGTAATGGAAGGCAATACAGGTCTTGATCGTGCAACCGTAGCAAAGCTGCTTCGCATATTAGCCAAAGCTAAGCCTGCACTAAACAAATCGATTCAAGAGTATCATCGCTCAGTTGCTATGCGTGGTGGCAAGGTGACTGGCCTGTACCCGCTGATTGAAGAAGTAAAACGAGCCGCAGGTGCGCAAGGTATCGAATATGATACTACGTCGCCAAGTTACCCTATAGGCCCAGAAGGCGATATTAGAAACCCGATTGCTTACCAAGCCACCGTCGACGCAGCTATGGCGACATTGAAAAATGCCGTAGATAACGCACCGACGCCTGAAATAGCTGCCGTAGCATTGAAAGTAGCAGCAGCCAAATCCCGAATTAACAAAAAGGGCATTGTTGCGACAGCTATCAATGAATACCCAGATCACGTTAATTACATCAAAGCCGTTATCGATCCGCTAACAGAGTTTGGCCCGCAAGAAACAGCACAAGAGTCTAGGTTTGACATCGGAAACAGGATGTTATCGCGCGTATTTAAATCGGCTGATTTAGTCGAGGAAAGCCGCACTATTGATCCACGCAAAACTAAGTTTCACGATGTTGATCGCTTAGGCTTAATTGCTCGAGCATTGGGCAAAGGTTTTAAGGTCGCACTCAACGCAAGTGATGACGCTTATTATCGTCGCCAAGAACTTATTACGCTTTCGCGCGATGCTGGCCGCACAGCAGTTTTACACGAAATATTTCACGCAGTAGAAAACAGACTCTCCGAAAAAGAGATGTCTATTCTTCAAAGTCACCCAGTATACCGCCAAATACAGAGCGAAGTAGTCGAACTGTATCCTGAGCTCACTATTGCAGCACAACGTTTGGAAGCAATGGCTGAGACAGCCGCGCGTTTACAAAATAGCCGTACAGAGGGCGACAGTGTTGTTAATTACGTTTTGTCGCGTATTAAAGGTCTAATCGAAGCATTTAAAAATCTGATCGACGGCAAAGGCTTTCGCACAGTAGATAGTGTGCTTGACGAAATCTACACAGGTAAAGCGTACCAGCGCGGCATCAACGAAGCATACGACAATATGCTTGTGCCAACTGTGCAGCATTCAAAGAGCGATAAGCCTGGCGGTCCGATGGTAGCAAAACGCTTGAAGCTACTTGATAAGGTCGAACAGCAAGCAAAAGAGCTGCCTACGCTAGAGCCAAAAGTTAACGCAGCCTTTGATGCTAAGGTTGCAACAATTGCTAATAATCTCGGCATACCTGGCATCGATGCAACAACCTTAAATATGATCTTGCGCCGTATTACGCCAGGCGTCGACATAGGCATGATAGCTACTGACTATCTACGTTCTATCAACGTACTCGACGCTGAAGGCAGAATTATTGGCGAAGATGTTACTAAAGACAATTACGAAGACTTTATTAATCCTCATCGCGACAACTTTATTATGCTGCTTAAGGCATTACAGGAAGCCGATATAATTGGTGAATTTGGCCTTGCCTTTAGAACTAGCGCAGGCGGGCGCCTATATCCAGTGCACACGCTGGACTTCAAGGATCCTGACATTGCAGCCAAGGCTGAGCTTAACAACGTAAATAAGTTCAAGAACCGTGCAAAATCTGAGCCCTATACTGACGCTCAAATTAACGACCATCCGCTCGGCAGCTATGAAAACACACGTGAGTTCATATTACGTGAACAGCAACAAGGTCTCGTCATCAACGATAAAATATTTGAGATGATGGACAAGATGCAGTCCACGCCACAAACTCACCGCGGTCTTGATTTGATATTTAAAAAAGACGGCACTACGGATAGCGCTTACACGCTCGCAAGTGCCGAAGCGATTAAGCAGCACAAAGATAACCAAAAAGAAACAGGCATGAGCCCTGTGTTTATGAGACGTCGTGCACAAGATCGTTTGCGCGTTGATACACTCAATGGAAGTGCGTCGTATCAAGGTAAAGCCGGTAAAGCTATTTGGGAGTTTCCTAACTGGACGCCTCTCGGTGCTACTGGCTTTGAACAGATGCTACACAGCATGCGCGATCACTTTGGCTTATCTAATGAGCTGCCATTTGACCAGCGCGTAGGTGTTTTATTCGGCACAGTTCGTGACTATATGAAACTTGCAGGTCGGCCTGAGAGTGACAAGATACCGGAAAATGTCTTGGACATGCCACTGATTGACTACATCGTAAATCAGTACGGTCAAGATGGTAGTTACATCTACTCACACACTCGCGGTGGTACGCCAAAGATATTCTTAGACAAGCAAAGCGGTACTACGCTTTACCAAATGAACCACGCCGTTTTTGATGTGGCAGATCATGGTTTTGAAATACAGCGAGCTGCTATCGAATTAGGTCGTATGCGCGCTTTCTTAGAAGGTAAAAATCCTAAATATAAGAAAGTGCCGAGCTCTGAGTTATTTCAGTTAGACGACGCACAAGCAGAGCTAGAAGGTTTTAGAAGTGCATATCCAACATGGTTTGATGGCACATCATCATCGTACCAGCTGCACGCAGTTCTAACTGGAGACGCTGGCTTGGCTGCGGCTACTAACCTGACAGACTTTGATCCAGCCGCGCCCGCAAGCGATTTATATCGCCCAGGCGCAAATGTAGTTCAAGGCATGTATCAGCTGCCATTTAGCAAAGCTCGTAAAATTAGTAAGAAGTTTTTGGCAAACAGACGAAGCTACGGTCAGGTTAAACTGACAGCACAAAAGTCTGGTGCCGAAGAACTAGCAAAGCAAGTAGAAGACTTTGGCGATTATGATAGCGATCAAGCTGTAAAAGATGTCGTTAAAAATATTCAAAACCAGCTTGAGCTGGAGTTCGACACTAATTTCCCGGGCGCCGCGCTTGCTGAAGGAATTTCGCGAGCTATCGCTGGTGAAGTACAAAACATGCTTGGCGACGATGGCTTTGCTGTTCGTGTTCCTTTGCCTGATGGAGACATTGCTGTCTATACAGGCAAGCTGCCCGACAGTGCAAAGCGCAGAGTTACGTGGACACTTGACGAAAATGGCAAAGACGGAACTGAACGTCGCGTAGGTGTAGGTGTATACCAGCCTAAACTAGCGATTACAGGTTTTGCTGCTTTCTTGAACCACGCACTCGATGCCTATGTACAACGCGAGATGGCAAAGCGCTTACGTGACTCTGGTGTCGAGCATTTCATGCATACACACGATGCGTTTGCAGTACCTGCAGCTAATGCAGAGCAAATGCGCCAAGTTTATCACGAGGTGCTAACGGAAATAGCTAAGCAAGACATTTACGCTAAAATATTAGAAGCAAATGGTCTTGATCCTGACAGCATGGTCGTCAAATTCAACAAAACCACAGAACAAGGTCCTGTAAAAATCGAAATACCGATGCGTCAAGTATTGGAAACAATACACAAAGAAAAAATGAAAACTTTTGGCGACGGTGTTGACGTGAATTTCTACGCTTTGAGTTAGAGGAAAAAATGACTGCAAGAAAAGGTCTGTACCACAACATTAATAAACGGAAAAAAGCTGGCACAAGCCGCTCTAAGAAAAAATCTACGATTAGTAAAAAGGCTTACTCAAATATGAAAGCTGGTTTTCCGAAGAGAAAGAAAAAGTCGTAATGGCTTAAAAAAAGAGAGCAAAATGAAACCATACGAAATTTACGAGCAAGTTTTACTAAACTTTGATCGCATGTGGAACGATCCACGTTTTACAACACAAGCTAAAGTTGACATGGCCCAGGAGTGGGTCCGCGCTTTGCCTCCTATTTCTCTTGTTAATCCTTCGTCGACAACATATCGCGCAGTTAGCGAGGCAATAAAACAAACGGTTGAGGAGGCTGTTAAAAATGAAAAAACCCCGAGCCTCCATCAACTCAAAGAGCAAGAGGCTGAAAGCAACTCCGCAGATCAAGGCAGCATGGACGGAAAAGAACATGCACATGCATCCGATAAAACGGATGAAAGCGGAGGGCGGCGAAAGGTGGGAAAAACACCTAGAGCATCTACGAAGCGTGGGCGCAAAAAATCATCGGCCTAAAGGTCTGCCTGATGGCTGGGGTCGACAACGTGAAGAATTAGCAACTGTTCGTAAAGATATTCGTGAGAAAGCAGAACAAAAGGTCATTGAAATGCAAGAAGAAGGCATCATTCCAAAAGACGACGACATAGCTCGTCGCGCGGTACAAGTGCTACTTGAGATCGCTGAAGGACCCGACGCTGCTGCTGCTAAAGCAGGTGCTGCAAAAGCACTTCTCGAATTTACGAAGCAGAAACCAACTAACAAGGTTGAAGTTAAAGCAGTTGCCGAAGAATGGTTAGCAAGTTTAGATGACGACAAATCAGAAAGCGAAGATAGTTCGCAAGAAACTGCTGAGTGATTTTGAGTTTTATGCAAAGAACGCTTTGCTTATAAGAACAAAAGACGGCGACACAACGCCGCTTAGCTTGAATACGGCACAAAAACAATTGTTAACTGCCGTACAAAAACAATACGAAGAAGAAGGCAAAATACGCGTCATTATTCTTAAAGCCCGACAAATGGGCTTATCAACGTTTGTTGGTGGTTGGCTTTATTACTGGCTGTCACAGCGCAAAGCGCAGCGTGGCTTAGTTGTTACTCACCACGCTGACAGCACTAGAGCGCTGTTCGATATGACACGGCGTTACCACGAAAACTGTCCCGAACCAGTGAAACCGCAGACAAAATATTCATCGCGCCGTGAACTTAATTTTAATGTTTTAGACTCATCATACGTTGTTGCGACTGCTGGTGGTGAGTCGGTAGCGCGCGGTGAAACTATTACCGTCGCGCACTTGTCAGAACTTGCGTTCTGGTCGCCATCAACAGCTGATGAAAACTTTAACGCAATCATGCAAGCGATACCTAACAAACCGAACACCGCAGTGTTCATTGAATCAACTGCTAACGGCGTATCAGGTAAATTTTACGATTTATGGAAAGGTGCTTGTGAAGGCACAAACGGTTTTCTACCGGTATTTTTACCGTGGTACATACAAGAGGAATACCAAGAGCCATGCCAGCAAAATGTGGAACTAAGTCCGGACGAAGAAAGACTAAAAAAAGAGCATCATCTTACGGTGGAGCAACTCGCGTTTCGAAGAAAAAAAGTAGCACAAAACGGGCTTGACCTTTTTAAGCAAGAATATCCTTCAAACGCTGATGAAGCGTTCCTGACATCAGGGCGCCCCATATTCAATCCAGAGCAGCTTGTGCGCATGCTAGAGACTGCTGAAAAACCTGTTGGTCGCTATGCATTAGAGAATGATGAGTGGCAACCTCACGCGCGTGGTGAGCTAACTCTTTATGAAGAAGTAGTGCCAGGCGAGACCTACACAATAGGTGCCGACGTTGCCATGGGTATACGAGGCGGCGACTTTTCAGTTGCGCAAGTATTAGACGGCAAGAAAAAACTAGTTGGCTGTTATCGAGCACACGTACATCCTGACTTTTTCGCAGATGTATTGTTGCGTTTAGGCGAATTTTTCAATGACGCTTATATAATATGCGAAAGCAACTCTCACGGCTTGCTCACATGTACTCGGCTTTATAAAGATTACGACTATGCGAACTTTCATACAGAAATTGTAGTCGACAAAATCAGTGACAAAGAAACTGTAAAGCTAGGCTTTGCAACAACAGCAAAATCAAAACCACTAGCAATAAACGAACTGCGTGCCTCCTTGCGTATGGACGAAATGCTCATACACGACAAGGTAACATTGCGTGAGATGCTTACTTATATTGAGACCGAAACAGGTGCGATGGAAGCTGAAGCAGGCTGTCACGACGACTGCGTAATGGCATTAGCACTAGCAAATTATGCCCACCAGCAAGGCTGGGAACCACTGAATACATACGATAACTATTACAGCGAGGCCATATAATGGCACACGAATTTAAAGCAATTACTCAAGACGAGCTACTTCAGCTTGTGCAAGAAGAGATCCGAGGTTCAATCGGATACTCTGATGGCGATATGAGTAACGAGCGTCAGGAGATACTTCGCTACTATCATGGCGAACTACCTGAACGACAAAGCAACGGGAACAGCAGCTACGTATCACAAGATGTGTATGATGGCGTTGAAGGTCTCAAGGCTTTGCTGCTCGAAACATTTAGCGCCGGGACCGACGTAATTCAGTTTGCGCCGCAAAACGGCGATGACGTTGCAAAAGCTCGTGTTTGCACTGCTTACACAAACTACATCATCCATCGCCAGAACGACGGTTTTAGTATTTACCGTGACGTTTTGCACGACGCACTCATCGCACGTAATGGCGTAGCAAAAGTATATTGGGACCAAGCTGAGGAAGTTATCGAGGAAGAGTTTGAAGATCTGTTGCCTGACGAGATTGATGCACTTTTAGCAGATCCAGAAGCAGAACTTTCAAACTTAAACGATGTCGACGGCAGATTTAGTGGCACGTTGCGCATTACTAAAAATAAATCGCAAATACGCATTGAGGTCGTACCGCCAGAAGAATTTGTAATAAGCCCAATGTCACAGCACATGAACGATGGCTTTGTTGCTCATAGGCGTATCATGCGAAAAGCTGATTTGCTTGCGATGGGCTTTGATCCTGATCTTATTGATGAGATTGGTAGCGAGGAAGACCCGCTTGGTGAAAATTATGCCGAGCGCTATTACCGACACGAACAAACTGGCCCGTCAAAATTGTCGCCTGATGAACTTAATAACCAAGAGCAGATGCAAGAGATCGTAGTATACGAGTCTTACGTTGAAGCTGATATGGAAGGTGATGGCCTTGCGCGTCTGTACAAATGTATAAGCGCCGGCAACACAGTTCTTGACTGCGAGCAAGTTGATAGACGACCGTTTATCTGCTTTGCAGCCATACCTACATCACACACATACTACGGCGAAAATTTTGCGTATAAACTTGTGCCTACACAAAATGCGCGAACAGCGCTTATGCGGTCTATTCTTGACCACGCTGCCGTAACAACGAACCCGCGCTACTTGGTTAACAAAGGTTCGTTAACTAATCCTCGCGAGCTGTTAGACAATCGACTTGGCGGTATTGTTAATGTAACTCGCCCTGACGGTGTAGTGCCGTTATCACAAAATCCGCTAAACCCATTTATATTTCAAACAATACAGGCGCTCGAAGATGACGCTGAAAATACAAGTGGTATTAGCAAGCTATCGCAAGGTTTAAATAAAGACGCTGTTAGCAAGCAAAACTCTGCTGCAATGGTCGAAAACCTTGTTTCACTGTCACAACAACGAAGCAAAATTGTTGCGCGTAATTTCGCAAACAACTTCTTAAAACCACTGTTTATGGAAGTTTACAGACTTGCTGTTGAAAACGAAGATGAAGAAAAAATAGTCGACGTTGCTGGTGAGTATGTTGCGATAGCACCATCGGAGTGGGAACAACGCAAAGATGTTGAAGTGTCGTTTAAGCTAGGCTACGGCGAGCAAGAACGAGAAGCACAAAAATATCAAGCGCTGCATACCGCACTTACACAAGATCCAGGCGTACAGCCATTTTATAGCCCGCAAGGTCGCTATGCGATGATACGCCAGATTATGCTTAGCGCAGGTATCAAGGATGTCGACACATATTTGTTGCCACCTGAGAAAGTGAAGCCACCCCAGCCTTCAAAGCAAGAGCAAATGCAGCAGCAATTGCTGATGAAACAAATCGAGCTTGAAGAGCGCAAGGTTGCACTGGCTGAGCAAGAAGCTGCTTTGAAAGCACGCATGGAAGAACGCAAGTTCGGTCTGCAAACTCAAGAAGCACAACTGCAAGCAGCAGCCAAATACAGCGAAGAAGAGCGTCGTGACTTCGATTCAGAAGTACGCGCAGACATCGCATACAAAGAGCTTGAGCTTGCAGAACAATCAGAAGACGAAAACCGCACAACGGTAATTTCGCCAAACGCATAAGGAAGCATAATGAAGGAGCAAGAAGTCATTGAGCGTGGAACTGCTGCGGAGTTTCTATTAAAAGACGAAACTTTTCAACGCACAGTCCAACGCTTAATCGATCAAAATATTAACATTTTTCTAAATAGCACGCCTACAGAAAACGACGTACGCGATATTGCGTACCATACGTCGCGTGCACTTTCAGACATTGTTAATACGTTACAACAAGAAGCGCTAATGAAAGCGCAAATCATGGAGCAAAATGATAATGAGTGAGACTACTGAAAGCGTCCCTCAGACCGAAACCGAGCAGCAGCCAACAGTGACTGCTGCCGTTAATGCATTTCTTGATAAATGGGAAGACTCTCCTGCCGAGACATCAGAACCAGTATCAGAAAGCGAAGCCGAAGTTGCAGATACAAGCGATGAGCAACTCGAAGCTACTCAAGATCAAGAGGCAATCGAAGAAGTTGTTGACCTTGGTGAAGAAGAATTAGTCTACGAAGATGAAGTAGTCGACAGCGAAGAAGTCCAATATGAGACGGCTCCAGACGATTACGTTACACAAATCAAAGTAGGCGAGGATATTCACGAAGTATCAGTAGCAGAATTGAAACGTCTGTATGGTCAAGAAAAATCGCTAACACAAAAATCACAACAAGTTTCAGAACAACGCAAATCTCTTGATACAGAGGTTGAACGAACACAAGCAGCTTACGGAGTGCTTCTGCAAAAAGCGCAGGAAAAACTTCAGCCGTACACTGAGGTCGACATGCTCGTTGCGTCCAAACAAATGAACGACGACGAGTTTGCTCAACTGCGCAAAGAAGCACAGTCTGCTTATGACGAGTACAACTTTCTTGCTCAAGAGGCAGGTAAATTCCACGAGAATCTCAAGCAAGCCCGCGAAAAGGAAATCGCAAAACAGGCTGCTGAGGCACACAAAACGTTAAAAGCTGACATACCTGAATGGAACGAAGATTTGTACAACGCAGTGCGCGACTGGGGTGCAACACAGGGTTTAGACCGTGATGCACTTAATAATTTAGTCGATCCCGCTGCAATCAAAGTTTTACTTAAAGCAATGAAGTACGATCGGAGTAAGAAGGTGGCAGTTAAAAAACGTGGTGCAGCACCTCGTAAGGTAATTAAACCTGGTGCGTCCGCT